ACCAGGAAACGTATCTGAGACATTAGTACCAGCAGTTGATGGAGAGTATATTCTTAAGTTCAGAGATGATGGTGGCAGGTTAAGCTCTGGAGAAGCTTCAGTTGTTGTATCAACTCCTGATCCACAACCAAAATTAGCTGTTTTTGTTGATCGAGAAGATACAGATTCACCTCCCTTTAATGGTACAAAAGTTAACTGTAGTTTTGATAGTTCTCTAAATGGTTTGATTTTAGGTGGAGCAGTTTTAATAGATTCTATTTCTGATTTTGATGCTATTTCTGATTTTGATAATTTAGGAACTATCAGTGCAACCTCGGCTACTTATGATTTTGAAAATAAATTAGATTTAGGCAGCAAACAGCCTTTACGACTTACAAGACATTTTGTAACTCAAGGTTTTTATCCAAGTGATTTATTTGATGATAGAACTGCAAACATAGATACATGGACAGATTTTGATGGAGCAAAAGCCACAGATGTAAACGCAAAATTATTAGTAAGTTCAACTGACAGCGATCCAGCTACATCTGTCTCAGCTACTTATGCACAATCTGGAACGACTATAACAATAACAAAATCAGGTCATGGTTATTCTGTCGGCAGTAATGTAGAGATCACATTTTCAACTGGAAGTGCTGTAAGTGGAAATTATGAAATTATAACTGTACCAACTTCAAGCACTTTCACGGTAACAGCTTCGAGCAGTGTAACAACAAGCGGAAACTGCACTTATTCTGCTGAATTTACTAAATTTAATACTTTTGCAAACGGAACATTTATTGCTAGAGGATTTAGATTTAGATGTGAATTGTCATCAGATGACCCTGCCCAAAGTATTGAAATAGATCAGTTAGGTTATGCAGCAGAATTAGAAAGAAGAACTGAAACAGTAAATTCAGTTATTGCTTCTACGACTTCAACTAAATCTGTAACTTTTGCTAATAGTTTCTTTACGGGATCTGCTGGAACAAGTATTACTGCTGGATCTGCTTTGCCAACAATAGGAGTAACTATTGAAAATATGACGGCTGGAGATGAATTTTTTCTATCAAATATTTCTGGAACAGGATTTGATATAGATATTAAAAATGGTGGCAGTAATGTTAATAGGAATTTCAAATATACAGCCATTGGATTTGGGCGTGGTAGTTAGTATTGAATTAAGATATACTTAAATAAAAAATTGAGTTAAGCAATGGCTACACATGATTATGTTATAGACAACGCCTCGGGGAGTAGCGTGAGATCAGACCTTAATAATGTATTACAAGCAATATTGACAAATAACAGTTCTGGTTCTGCTCCTAGTACCACTGCTGCATATATGTTGTGGGCTGATACAAGTAATAGTTTATTAAAAATGAGAAACAGTGCTGATAATGATTGGATAACTTTACGAGGTTTAGATGGTTCTTTAACTATAGGTGCTGATGCAACAATAAATTCTGTAAATGTAGGTAAAGGTGCAAACTCTGTTGCCGGTAATACTGTTGTTGGAGAAAGTGCTTTAGACGCTTCTGTTAGTGGAGTTGATAATACAGCCATTGGTAAAAGTGCTTTAACAGAATTAACTTCAGGAGCAGATAATACTGGTGTTGGTAAATCTTCAATGGCTGCTTTGACTACAGGAAGTCATAATACAGCAATAGGAACTGAATCTATGGATGCACTTTCTACAGGTTCACATAATACAGGGTTAGGTAAAGCTGCTCTTGGGACTTTGACTACAGCAGATAATAATACAGCAGTAGGTTCTGGTGCTTTAGGTTTAAACACAACAGGAGTTAACAATACAGCAGTTGGTAGAAGTGCTTTGGTAGAAAACACAACTGGTGGTGCAAATGTAGCTGTAGGATATTTGGCTTTAGATGCTAATACTACTGCTGGAAACAATACAGCCATAGGTGCTGAATGTTTAGGTGCAAACACAACTGGAACGCAGAACGTAGCTGTAGGTTCTGTTGCTTTAGATGCTAACACTACAGGCAATAACAATACTGCGATTGGATACAATTCAATAGGAGCAAACACAACTGGATCAGCCAATACTGCTATTGGTCACGCTTCTTTAGATACTTGTACTACTGGTAGTAATAATACTGCTGGTGGAGCCTCCGCTTTAACTGCACTAACAACAGGAGGTCACAACACTGCATTTGGTAAAAGTTCAGCAGATGCTACTACTTCAGCAGATGACAATTCGGCTTTTGGTTCACACAGTTTAGGTAGCAATACTACTGGTGCAAGTAATGTAGCTATAGGAAGAGAAGCTATGTTCTCTAATACAACAGCTAGTAATAATACAGCAGTAGGAAGAGGAGCTTTATATGCAAACGAAACTGGTGCAAATAATACTGCGTGTGGTTCACTTTCTCTTGATGCCAATACTACAGGTGCAGATAATTGTGCTTTTGGTCGAAATAGTCTAGGTGCAAACACAAGTGGAGGGAATAACGTAGCTGTTGGTAATGATTGTGCCAGAGAAAATACAACAGGAGGTAACAATACTGCTGTAGGACATGATGCTTTAAGATCAAACACAACAGCAAGTAATAATACAGCTATTGGTTACAATGCTTTAGATGCTAATACTACTGCTGGTACTAATACTGCTGTGGGGGCTGGTGCTTTAACAACAAACACAGAAGGATTTAGTAATACTGCTGTTGGTAATGATTCGTTACAATCGAATACCACAGGAGATTATAATGTCGCTGTTGGGGTATTTGCTTTAGAAGAAAATACTACTGCAAATAGAAATACTGCTATTGGTACTTTTGCAGGAGAAAAAATCACTACAGGTAGTTTTAATACTTGTCTTGGTGGTTGGGTTTTACAAAAAACTACAACTGCTAGTAATAACACGGGTGCTGGATATAATGCTTTAAATGCAAACACAACTGGGAACGATAATACTGCTGTAGGTTATTTTGCTTTACCATCAAACACAACTGGTTCTGATAACACTGCGGTTGGTTATCAGGCATTAGAACAAAATACAACAGCATCTAATAATAGTGCTTTTGGTTATCAGGCATTAGAAAATACCACAACTGGAGCTAACAATGTAGCTGTGGGTACCCAAGCTTTAGAAGATAATACAACCAGTAATAATCAAACAGCAGTTGGATATCGTGCTTTAGCAAATGCTACATCAGGATCAAACACAGCAGTAGGAAAAGATGCAGGGGATGTTACAACTACGGGTAGCAATAATTTAACTCTTGGAGCAGGTGCAGATCCTTCTAGTGCAACAGCTAATAATCAAGTTACTCTTGGTAATAGCTCTATTAGCAATCTACGTTGTAATGATACAAGTATTAGTTCTCTATCAGATGAAAGAGATAAAACAGAAATTATAGACTTACCAATAGGATTAGATTTTATAAATGCTTTAAAACCTAGAAAATTTAAATGGGCAACAAGAGATGGCAACATAAAAGATGGCAAATATAGAGCAGGGTTTATAGCACAAGAACTTCAAGCTTTAGAAGCCTCTACTTCTGTTGATTATCTTGATTTAGTTTTAGATGATAACCCAGATAAATTAGAAGCTACTGAAGGTCATTTATTTCCTGTACTAATAAAAGCAATACAAGAGTTATCCGTAAAAGTCACAGCCCTCGAAGCAGGGTAAACTAAAATTAACCTAATTTTTAATTATGGAAGAATTAACTGCTGACGAAATCGCTAAGATTTTTTCTGCTGCTGGTGATAGCGTAACTGTTATCGGTACTGCTCAAGAAACAGATGAAACTGATGCTGATTTTAAAGACAAAATTAAACGTAATGTAGAACATCTTGAAATCATCAAAGCTTACAAAAAAGTTGATGGTACAACATCTATTTGGACATCAGAAGATTTTACAGCTATAGATGCTGCTATTACTGCTGGTAAAAAACTTTACTAAATTATGAATCTTAAAGAGAAACTACAGCAGCTTGCTCTTGAAAGGCAAAACTTACAAATTGCTTTGTATGAAATTAGCGGTGCGATGAAGATTCTGGAGCAACAGATTCTTGAAGCTGAACCCGAATCAAACCAGCCATCAGATACAGAGGCATCAACCCCACAAGAAGCAACAACACCATCAGAGTAAGTGGTGCTACCATTTTATTAAGAACTTCTTTGACCATGTTTCAAAAAATCGCTAATGTTTTAAGTATCATCTCATTTGTAATGGTAGCTTCCATGAGTGGTGGAACCTACTTTGCATACAAATATGTAACATCAGAACAATTCAAATCAAGAGTTATGAATGAGATTCTTGATAACGTATCTGGAATGATGCCCAAAGTATTAGATCAAGGCTTACCAAAAGTAACTGGCCCATCAATGCCGATTATCAAATGAAATGTTATTGGTGCGATACTGAATTAATTTGGGGTGGTGATATTGATATAGATGATTCTATGCCGACTTATCCTGAGTTTTCAGTGATGACTAACTTATCTTGTCCTAAATGTTTTTCAGAGGTAGAAGTATTAAAGAAAAGAGATGCCTTCGATTGATATTCCTGATATAAGTATTCCTGAGATATACATTCCAGACGTTCCAGAAATATATAGTCCTCATTATTTAACTATTACAAAGCCACCAGATATTGATGTTCCTGGTTGTACTTATCAACATCGTGATATAAAAAATACTGGTAATCGTAATTTATTATTGGA